CTTCATTTGACGCCCATTAACATGTGGAGATATTGGAAAGAGTTGATAACAAATTTTATGATCTTTTATTTCCCATTATCTTCCGTGCTCTAGATTTGACTCCTAATGAAGCTTCAATAATCTCTACAACTTTGAAATAACTTTCTGTTCGCTTTAAAGTCTATTATCCTTAAACTAGAAAGTCACGTTTAATGGCAACAGGAAGCCTTCTAGGAACTACTTTTACAGGTCATCCAATTCGCACGACAGTAGGAAATTCAGTCAGAAGTTACATCTACTGTATTAGCGCTTTTTTAGAACATCAAAATCAAATTAATTTTAAAGACCTTTACTTTTTTATATCAGGAGATGATGTTAAAATCATCAAAAACAAAGCTATATCTCCTTAATTAGATCACTTTTATTAAGAAGAGGCGCCTTAAACCACTGTGGTCCATGGCATAGGCATCTTATTACACAACTTATGTTACTCAGACGAGATAATCGATTTTTTATCCAAAACAGGCTATGCTTTTTAATAAAAATTGTATTTGCATAGAACTTTTATAAAAACTTTGCTTACTAGTGAACATACATATAAAGACAAGCCTGTTTAGGAAATACTTGAATCCAAATACCAAGAGTTTAACAGCTGGGCTCCTACTTATTCAGCCTTTAGCCAAATCTGTTAACCTCATCTTGGTTAAATTTAAAAACCTTAGGATTATGGCTAAAAGATCAATATTAGAGATCTAAACAAAATTGAACCTTTCGATCGAACCCATTACTTCTAAGCACCACTTAAAGACTGCTATAATCAATTTGGATTCTCATATAAATACACTGCTGGTACATTGACCAAGACATCAAACTTTCTATCAGCTTGTTTATAATACTTTATAAATTTTTTCTTCATTTTTTCCACTTTTCTCTTTTAGTAAATAACTTTCATTTGACAATTTATGAATAACTAAAAGAAAAAGAACAACAACAATAATAGGGGCTACAGAAGACGGCGTAGACGATATAATCCTTATCAAAACCCTTATTATTAAAATTAATATTATGCTCCACAACCTTATCCAGTTTAATCTGGCTATTATCCTAATCCTAATTTTGAATAAGAAAAAGAAGTTTTAAAAAGGGCCCACACTGCTTTGGTAGACAAAACTTTATTAGTTAACAATGTCAGAGAACCTCTCAACTACCTTCAGGTCCAAAGACTATATGACATGGCAGCACGTGGCCAAGCTAATGGAATGGATAAAGAAATTTTTAATTTTGTTTAAGCACCACCTGTGCAAGGTGAACACAACCAACTTTTAAAATATATAGGTGAAAAAGTGCTAGAAACAAATATACCAGGGTTCAATATGCTATCAAACTAAAGACAAATTGAGGAACTTCGTAAATTTGGAATTGATGATATTGATGTACCTGGGTTGATTTAAAAACTTGGACAAGTAGCCACTACCATATCTCCTTTTCTTCCTGGCAACATAGGCAAATATGTAGGCATGGCCGGAGCAGCAGCTTAACCAGTAGCAGAATTTTTCAAACACTCCAAAAACCATGAAGAAGAAAAGGCTATGGCAAACAAAACCAATATAACAGTAGTATAAGAATATCAAGGTCAAGACTGCGCTTCTATTGGTTACATAGCTACATTTATCTGTCCCGAACTTTATGCTAAAAGACGTCCTGCTCTTTCCTATAACATGAGAACAGCCATTGCAGCTAGCAAATCTTAATACAACATTACTACTAACGCATCTGGCTCTTCCTTCATGTATATTTTTCCAAATCAGCCTTTAGCATCAGGTTCTAATTCTCTTTAGTCTTTTATTACTACAACACCCAGTGGTTCTACTATTAATGCAAATGGAACTTCCACTGCTTATACTTTTAATTCAGGGCCCCTGTTTACACAGGCGTCTTCTATAAATTAATACTAACTTTCATCTTTCTCTATTTAGGTATAACCAATTTAATCTGCACTGAATAATTAAGGTTATATACAGTTAGTATACTTTTAATATCCTCCAAATAACAC